CACTTAGACGGAACCATATTATATTCTTCTCGTATAAAATTAAGTAGAGAATTTAGTGCATCATAATCTGTATCCCACCAACAACCACGTTCAACATGGTTAAGTGTATTGAACCACTCTAAAAGTTGATACTCTTTTTTTAAGATTTTAAGACCTTCGTAACCTAAGTTGGTTCTGTATTTAAAGCTATCGGTTTCTGTCACTTTTTTTCTAGTCACTAAAAGTCCTCCTCTCTCTCTAAATAAATTCCAAAGTCCTCTAATTTTTCTTCGTCTTTAGCTTCCCACATTAAATTATCAGATAAAAAATTAAGGGCTTGTTTTTCATTAGTAAATTTTAATACTTGGTTTTTTTTATCAAGCAAATACTCTTTACCATTTAAAGATATGTCATTGATGTATCTATATATACTAATCATTACTTATCTCCTGTAGATTATCTGGATTTACTTTATTAACAACCGCACTTAACTCCATATTTATATATGGATCAGCAAAAAGTTTCACACTTCCATCTTCATTTAAAAGTGGTTCACCTTTTTTATTGACTTTAGTAAAAGTAACATGCCAAAGTGAAACAAGATTATGTTCTGTCATTACTTATCTCCTTCTCTATTATAAAAGAGCCACTACCATGAGTGTAGGAATAGTTTTCATCTGTTGTTTCTTTCACAAAGAAATCCAACATCTCATTAGACATAAGTTCATTTAAATAATTATAGACTTCTGCTTTAGTTGGTGCAGAATCAAAGTCAAGTTCAATCGCTACTGTTACCATCACTTATCTCCTAAATTATTTGATAAACATCAATTATAATTTCAAGAATGTGTAACCCCACTTCAAGAAGAAGCAGGGCTATCACAGT